TTTTTACTCCTTACTTTAGCAGCGAGGTCTTTATCTGCCCCACCCCAAGTTCCTGATGATTTTGTTATAAAGGAATTTACTCTTGCAAATGCCCATTGATGTTGTGAAGCGCCTGGTCTGTGACCACCTTTCCACGCTGCCATTCCTCTATCAAAAACTTTCTTTAATATTCCATATGGCATTCCTGATTTTTCTGCTTTCTTTTGTAGACCTGCAATTTTCTCTACTAATTTTTTAGCACCAGGGTGTTCTAAATTTTCTTTAAATTGATATTGTAAACTTTTTGGTGAGATAGAAACTAATTTACTTTTTTCTGGTTGAGTCATATCTCTCATATGCATTTGTATCACACGCAAAACATCAGATTTTGATACTCTAAAGTTTTTTAATATAACATCAGGACTTATTTTTTGTGTTCCCTTATATTTAGGATTATCAAACAATTCTAAATCTGGGTTAATTTTTATTGCTGGTATTCCTAAATCAGCAAGATGAAATGCTAACATGGCGGCGCCTAAACTGTGTAACATTAAACCATCACTTCTACCTTGAAATGTTCTACCTGCTAAATTGTATTGTAAAACACTTCTAGGGTCTACTCTGTGTAGTACACTCGCATGTTTACCATACGCCTTTTTTGCTTCAGGATTACCACTCTTTACTATACCTTTTGAACTAGGGTCAATATAATAGAAATCATCTAGTAATGAATCATCAAACAATTCTTGTACACACATTCTTTCTAACTGTTGTACGGATGGTTTTCTACTAATTAAAGCAACAAATTTTGGACCTATTCTAAGTATCTCATCTACTTTATCAGTTATCAATCCACCCTTCATAGTACCTTCACCAAGTTCTAGTTTTTCTTCTCTTAGTTGTTTATTTAAACTTTTGTCATAATCTTTAGTAACTGTTCCTTTTTGTGTTGCATTACCCATACTTGATTTACCAATAACAGAACCTAGAAATTGATTCACAACATTTTTCGGACCCATTACTCTAACTACAGGTCCTACTGAACCATTTCTTAATCCTAATTTATTTGCAAGTCTTTTTATTGTTAATGCAATTTGAACTTGATGCTCAGAACCAACTTTATTTTGTACAAATATATCTGCAACCTCTTCCTTAATCTCAACTTGTTCACCAACAACTTTTATTTTACTTCCAAACTTTTTTTGTAATTCAACACCGATATGACCTGCATCATCACCATGAAAGTTAACTGTTCCTTCTGTGTAACCACTAGCAGTCATTATACCATCATTATCGTAATCTTCTATACCCATACTCATGTTATCAGATATGTATTCATCAATTGCTTTAGCATCTCTTCTATTTTTAATTGTTACTTTTACATCATAGTGTCTTGGTTTGATAGAACCCATTTCATCAAGTTCTACTTCTTCTTGTGTTCTTTTTAATACCTTTTGCACATCTGGATGGTTAGATAATCCTTTTGCTATCTTTTCTATTGCCCTCACAGCACCGGTCATATTACCACCTTTGTATCTTTTATCGTTTGCAATACCATATGCCATTTTTATTTGTTGTGATGAAAATTCCTTTAGTTCAACTTCTTCTCTTAGTTTATTAATTTGGGCACCACTCATACCAAATTTTTGAATTAATCTTCCAGCGGCAAGTGCTGATACAAAAGGTATATCTGCTTTAAATACGGTAATTAAATCTGCTTTATCTGTGAACTTATCCATAATCTGCTGTAATTTTTTACTATTACTAACTGATATTTTTTTATCTCTTAATGGTTCAAAAGTCTTTTTTAGGTCTGTCATTAGACGAGAAGGTATCTCTTGTAAATCATTTACTTCTTCACCCATTATTTTCTTAACAAGTTTCTTATCTAACTTTAAACCTTTCGCAATGTCGTCAATTGAAGGGTCTGCTTCTTGAATTTCTTTTTCACCTTTTTTAGGGTCTTTGTAAGCATCATGTTTCTTTTTGTTGATTTCTTTAGGAGGGTATGATGTAGTTGCATCTTCTTTAATTATACCTCTTACCTCTCTTAACGCATCTTTCATTGATTTTCTGTATCTACTCATTTTAGTTATCCACCTTTGCTCCTGCTCTCCATTGGTAACATGACCAATATCGTGCTTTTGTTTTAGGACCTGGGTTATCACAATTATGTCTTGCTCTAAAAGACCTTCTTCGTGCCGGGTCATCTCGTTTAATACTCAAACCTGTCGTGTCGCCAAATGAAACTTTGATAATATTACCTTTTTCATTTCGAACATACACATAAAATTTCTTACTACCACCTCTAATAGGGTCATTAAGAGTTACTTTTTTACCTTGATACTCTGCTTCTTGTAAACCTTCTTCTTCTTCATGTTCAAATATACATTCTTCGCATTTCTCATCTATGTCTTCAAACTCTTTAAAACTTTTCATCTACTTTACTCATCATCTTTTTTGTTACTTCTATAAGTTTAGATTTCCACTCATCTCCGTATCTACCCTTATATTTATCTATTGTTTCATCTTGAACTGCCCATTCTTTTACATCTTCAGCAGTTATTCTATTTTCAGGTGTTCTTTTCTTGGAATCCATAGGTTTTTTGTCTGCTTTTTCACCAGGTGTTACCTCTTTTGTGTGATTTGCATAGTCTTCACCCTCTTCATAAGATTCAGGTACATAACCCTCTATCTTTTTTGCTTCATCAGTTGACATTTCTTCAGGTACACAATTAGGTACTTGTTTACCACCCTTGTTTTTCATACCTACTTGTTTGTATCCATCCCAACATGCTTCATTTTGTACTTCTTCTTTTGCAACCACTCTTAACTTACCTGCTATATACAGTGGGTCATTCTTTAATATTTGTTGTGCATCATCAACATCATTTACATGAACATATAAGTGTGTAACTTTGTCCATTGTTCTTGTGATTGTTTTAACTCTAATTTTCTTTGCTTTTAATCTTTTTGTAACATCTTCAAGACTACCTTCTTTAATCGGTGCAATCTCGTTCTTAAATTCTTCAAATCCTTTTTTCTTTAACATTTTTCTTACCTTTATAGTTGCGTCTGCTGGTTTAGACGGTTTAGCATCATCACTATCACCTGGTCTTTTACCTGAATATCTCTCAGGGTCACTATGATGTAACTTACTTTTCTTTGCAAAATATTTTGCTCTTTTCATTTTTGCATCTTTTGATATACCTTTAAAATACTTTTTAGGTTGTGTACCTTTTACTTTCTTTACGTCTTTATCTTGTGGTTGTCTATCCATATCTTCATTCATATCTTCCTCTCTCACAGTTTTAAAACCGTAATCTATATTTAAATTGTGTTCTCGTACTTCCACTTCTCTATCTGGTGGAACTGGTATGCAATCCCATATCCATGACTTGTGTAAGTTGTGATTATCATCTTCTAGTACAACATAATTTGTTCCTCTTCTTGTTACAGTTCCTTGAACATCAATATGTACATTTTCAACAATATCACCTACATTAAATAACATTTCTCTTATATACATATCTCTTATTTGTTGTTGTTCAAATTGTTCTAAACTTGCAACTGGTCTATAATTGTTATGACCCATACCATTCATATAAGATGCTGAAAGATTCATACCTCTTCTTACATCTTTAAATAATTTCTCTACATCTCTAAAATTAGGTAACCCCTTTTCAAATGATTTTAAGTCATTGTCTTTCGCCGCCGCCCTCATCTTACTTGCTGACATACCTGTGGCGCCTTCTGCATCTGGGTCACGTTCACCTGCATTTATAATTTCTATACTGTTAAAGTTATAATAACCATGTCTGCTTTTAACATCATTGTATGTTGTAAATAATTTTTTAAATTCTTGCACTCTATCACTACCTGCTACCATTTTTAAATCTGTGAAACCCTCTTTATATAAGTCTGTTATAATATCAATAACAATATTTGTTCTAGGTAACATTATTTTTCTAGCATACCTAGGAAATATCTTTTTCATATAATCTAGTTTTTGTCTAGGGTTTAATGGGTTCTTTTGTGGGTCATTGCTTTTACTAATGTAAACTCTCATTTCATTTGCAGAAACTCTTGCTAATTTGTCTAGTAATTTTTCGTGACCTATTGTAGGTGGATTAAATCTACCCCATGCAAATACAACTGAACCTTTCTTTGCTTCTGTCATACTGTCTATTTCAGCATCAGTTATTTTACCATCTTCCATAACCTTTTTACACTTTGCATAAAGTTTACTATAATGATATTTCTCTAGCATTTTGTATATAACATTTTTAGGTAACTTGTTTTTAATACCAAACTTTCTTATCTCGTCAGGTGTCATTGGATTAGCAAAAGCACCTTGTCTTTGTTTAACGGTTTCGTCACCCATGTCAACTAATGTTTTAATACTTTCTTCTATTTCTTTTAGTTTATCTTTTACTAACTTTTGTATACCATCAACATCACTTGGTGTCAACTCTCTTAATTCTTTGTAATCAATAATATCTCTGACAAGTTCACCTTTAATTACATCTATCTCTTCTACTTTTTTTCTAAAATCAGACTCATATTGTTTAGGATCAAAAGTTATAGGTTTTGGTTTTCTTGAAAACTTATTTGCATCAATATCAAAAACACCATCTGCTTGTTTATCATTCTTTTCTTTTATTTTAGGGTCTGTAATGATAAAGTAATTTATAGGGTGTTTTGTACCTGGTATTAATTTACCATTTATACTTCTTAATTCAGATGCTAATTGTTGACGCATTGTTTCTCTATAACTAGGTTCAACATCAAATAAAACATTTACATCTAAGTCAGCATCTTCTCTATATCTTTTTGTAAGTATAGAACCTATTAAACTATATTTCAACACAGGAGATTTTTGCTCAAACTTTTTAATTTGAGATTTAATCATTGCAACAACACCTGGTTTTAATTTAGGGTTGTCTGTTTCAGCATCATTAAAGACACCTTTTGCATATGTTTTTCTAGGTATATCTACTATACTCATTTTCTTCTCTTTAATTCTAACTCTCTAGCAATCCACTTTTTTGCTTCATAATTTTTAATTGGTGCTGACATAAGTTGTCTAACAAATTTTGCTACCTTATTCATTGTATTTGTAACTAATTCTTTTGCTGATACATTGTTATCTACAATGATGAAATTTTGGGCAGTAAAAGTATTTTGAAATGCTCCTATATTTCTTTGTACATCTTGCCAAGATTTTATTGTTACATATTCTGGTACTGTTCTTTCTCTTGCTTGATTTCTTTCTAATGCTACATCTAAACTAGTATTTACAAATATCATATAAGTATCGTATCCAAGGTGATTAAGTAAAATTTTTGTTTTGTTTATCTTTCTATAATCATCACCAGTGCCATCTATAATAATTCCTAATCTACCAACCATAGATAAATGTAATGCTAAATTTGTAGTTGCTTTTGCTCTTGCTCTCACCATATCTCTAACTTCTTGTTCATCATCTGGCATCTTTTTAGATAACCCCATTTTTTCTAGTTGTCTTTCAAATGCTTTATCAGAATTTATAACTCTAAGTCCTGTACCAGCAAATGCTTGAGCAGAAACAAATGTTTTACCTGAACCTGGTCCACCTGCTAAAAAGAATGCTTTAAATATACCTTTATCGTATACACCCTCATGCAAATCTATTTTTTTTATTAACTCTTTATATTTCATCCTTTCACCCAATCCTTTGCTATAGTAAAATTTGCTTTACTAAATTCTAATCTGTCTACTAATTTAACTGCACCCTTACTTGATAATGCAACAAAACCTTCTGGTGCAGTTACTCTAAATCCGTCTGGTGTTTTAATAAATGAACCTATACTTTGTATTTGATTCATCTTTTGTAATAAAAATATCTTTGCTCTTTGTAAAC